TGCCCAGTCTCCTTCTTCTATAAATTCTAAATCTGGGGAAGTGTCACAGCTAAACCTCATAGGATTTACTGTTTTAACTATAGGTTTATTATTTACAATTCCTACCCAATAAATTTCATAAGCAGATAATAGTGCATGCTTCCATCCATCATTAAATTTTTTATCTAATTTAAGTTGTTTCTTTAAGTACTCTAAAATTTGATGTCCTTGTACTTCAGCAGGGTCTTGATGCTTTCTTCGCATATATTTTTTAACCTTGTCTGGAGTATTTTGTTTTACTTCTTCTTCAATCTTTTGTTGAATCTCTTGAATTTCAGTGGGATTTACTTCCCTTCCTTGAGCTTCTACCATGTGTTTAGCTTCTGCTTCTGCTCTGATTGGAGCCATAACCATATCTAAAACATACTCTTTACTTCTTCTAAAATGCTCTTGTTCTCTCCTTGTAGTAGCTTCTGGGTTTACAGCTAATAGTTTATAGCCATAAGGTCTTTTCATTTCCATACCCATAAGAGCTTTAATTCTGTAAGAACTAATATCTCTATTTACCATTTCAGCAGGAAGCTCTCCTTGCTCTGCTCCAAAAGGTTGACAAACATATTCAAAATCTGCTAAGTTTAGGACATTATTAAATAAGTCATAATTGACTTTCATTCTCCTTTGTTCATTAGTATCATTAGCTTCTCCAGACCTTAAAGAATGATGCTCTATTTCGTATAAATCTGCTTTTTCTTTATACCAACGGAAATCATCTTTTTCTTTCTGTTTTCTAGTTAGTCTTTCATTGTCTCTATGTTGAAGTCTATCAGCCATTTTGTTGTAGTATATTTACAAAAGTAGTTAATTAAAATTTTTAACTAGTCCTCTATTTCTATTTTTATTATACATTTTATGTTGCATTGCTAAAAGTTGATTAATTTTAGTTTTAGAAGAAGACTTAATATTGTATTCTTTGTCAACCATATCTTCTTCATCTTGAAACATAACTTGCATCAATGCCATCACTCTATCAAAGTTACCTTTTCTATTGTAATTTATAAGCTCTTCTAATAGACCTACAGAATAAATCTTATCTATAACTCTAACAGGATCTTCATTTTCATCAAAATCTATTGTAGAAAGTAACCAAGTTTTAATATATTTTTCTCCTGCATCTTTCATCTTATCATTCATGTGGCAACCATAGACTCTAGCTACCCTTGAGTTTTTTATGTTTTTAGAGATAACAGCATTAGGTTGTGCAGCTAAATAATGTAATTCTTTCCTCTTTCTAAAATAATCTTTTACATGAGTTACTTCATTTTCATACATTATCTGAGTGTTATATAACATAGCAAATAGTTTAGCTATGTATGTAACATCATCAGCTTCTCCTGGTCTTCCTATATATTCAGCCACGATTTGCATTTTTGTGTGCTCCCCTTTTATTATAGGTTTGTACACAATTATAGAAGCTAAAGAAGTTCCCTTATCTTGTCTGTATGGATCATAACCAATTTTATATGCACTTTTAGGAGGGTCAAACATTGGGTACTCATATATAACAGGACATCCTGCTAGAGAGATACTTTCAGGTTTCATTCTGTAAATAGGGTTAGCAGTACCATCTAAAATAGGTTCTGCTTTAACTCTATTTGTTTCCGAATCATAAAACATATTCACAGGAGTTCCCATAACTTCCTGTAACTTCTTACCTTTTACAATCTCTAATTGTCTTTTAATTTCTAGTACAGGAAAGTTATTAATGTTTACAAATCCAAAAGCTTCTTGTGGACTTAAAGGTCTTTCTTGCATCCTCTTTTGAATATCGGTAGAAGTTGCTCCTTTAGAGAGTAAGAATTTTCTTTGGGCTTTTTCAGCTTGTATTGCAGACTTTTGATTAGAGTTACCTTGTTCATCATAGTGTCCAGGTAAATTCCATTGATTAGGGTGGAAAAAACCACACTCAAACTCTTCAGAATTTTCATCCCATATATTCTGAAATGGCATGAACCCATAAGCAGCAGGCTTAGAGTGCATATCTGCATAATCAGCAGTACCTCCTTCCATGTCTCCAGAAGTTCCAAATACTGTAATGATTCCTGTTTTAATATCACCATCTTTTACAATATCTTGTATAGCAACAAGAGTATCTTTTAAAAGACCAGGTGTGCCAAATGCTCCTGCTTCATCAATAATAAAGTCATAACCATCTTTACCCCTAGCTGCATCAGCATCATCTTTAAAACTTACAGATATAATCTGAGATTTAAAACCAGTTTCAATAGCCACACCATTTCTATATTCTTGTGTGGAAGCTCTTATGTGTCCTTTACCTGGTTGATTGATATAATCTCTAGGATATATCCATGCAGTGTGTTCAGATAAGAAATTTACATAAGAGTAAGTCATAGTAAAGAGACCATCTGGATATAAAAACTTTTTCTCATAAGCTCCTAGATATGTGTTTGAACTAGGTTTACATAAATAGTTGTTTGCAGCAATAGCAGCATTCTTAAAAGAATTGTGGGTAACTACATACTTATTAGTTAAAAATAAATGCTCTTTAGAATCTAGTAAAAAACAAGAAGACTCTTCTTTGTACTTTAACTTTTCCACTTTAATAATAGGGATGTATTTTCTGACATTTCTTCCTAGCACTCTACTGCTTTTTCTAGTTAATTTAAAAAGATTTAAATCAGTATTTATGTATATAATAAACAAACCATCTTTTCTAACTCTAAAAGTAGATGCTACCCCTAAAGAATACAGAACTTCTTGTAAATCTTTCACTAAAACAGAAGAAGTGTTAGCAAAAGAAGAAGATCCATCTTTACCTATTGTTCCATCTGTGTCCATTAAACCTTTAACTAAGTCTAATCTTTGCTGTATAGTGCTGTGGTACTTATAGATATCAGGTATATATTTAAAAGCAGAGCAACAATCTAAATTAAGTTTTTTTAATTTTAAGTATAAAGGATTAAACCTATTTGCGTATTTACTAAGTGTGTTATTTTTTTTATGTTTAACTAGTTCTTCTTTAGTAAACTTATAATTTAGTTGTTGATTAGCTTTACCTGCTGGGCAGAAATAATAACTATCTCCTAGCTCTTCTATAATGTTGTCAAAAACTTCTTGATCTACACCAGAAATTTTAAGTTGTTTAGAAACATTACCGTCTCCTAATATACACCCCATAGTGTAAGCAGGTATTGGAAGCTCTTTAATGTTTTCGTTAACAACCTTTTCATTTAAAGGTAAAAACCATTTGTACCCTTTTTTAGTCTTTAATTCTTGCTTTAAAAGAAAGTCAGTTTGTACTACTTTTTCTTGCCTATAATCTTTTCTAAAAGAAGAAGAGTACACTTTCCACAAATGCTCTTTTCCACATTTAACTGTTCTGCCATCATACAGTGTGATTTTATATACATCATCTTCTCCTTGAGGGTACATTTCTATAATTTTAGCTTTTCCTGTAGGAGTAGATACTTCATCTCCTACTTTCATATCTCCCATAGTTTTCTTCCCTCTAGGGGTCATGACTATTTCAGAATGTGGAAGTTGATAGCCTTTTCGTCTAGATTTACCTACAATTAAATTCCAACCTCCTTGAAGATAATCAGGCTCTATTCTGACAGTTAACTGTAGCCTATCAAGATACTTTTTAAGTTTAAGAACTTCTTCTTTAGTTTCTAAGTGTAGAAACTCTTCTCTTTCTAAATCAGTAACTAAAGGATTTTCTAATATCCCATTTCTAGCTATTTCTCTAGACCAAAAATAATTATAATCTCCATCCCAAAAGTCAGGAAATCCTGTAATCTTTTTAGACTTCTTTTTAGTGCTATCTCCTACTTTCCTAATAGGACAGAAATTTAAATAGAAATAATGGTCTCCTGTAATATGTACTCCACCTTCAGAATACCCATTAATACATCTTCTTCTTTGTTCTTGCCAGTAATCATACCAGTCAGGAGAACCCCAAGGATCTAAAGAATATACACCTCTTTTCTTAAATCTTTCTCCTTGCTCTCTAAATCCTTGAGTATTTATCCAAACACCTTCTGGATTCCTAACTGAATTAACTTGACTCATTTACAATGTTTCTGGATTAGCAAAAGGGCTTACTATTTTCTGCCCTTTATTTTTAGTCATTTCATACACTTCATTATCTACTTTTTCTTTTAAATCATTTAAATTTTGAAGTACTTTAGAAGTATCATTTAATGCTGAGGTAATATCTTTAGGTTTGTATAAAGGAGTACCAGTTTTTATATTAACATCTGTCATATTGAAATATTCAAAGAAATCTTGCATCTTTTCTGCTGCTGTCTTAGCTGACATAAAATAGTTGTAAGTAGGGGAACCATCTCTTTGCATTTCTTTTAATTTCTCTATCCCTTTTGAAATAAATTCATCAGGACTCCAATTTTCTTGGCTAATAATGTCTTCTCTTATTTTAGGTTCTTTTCTGTCTTTGCTGTAACCTGAATAAGGATTACTCTTCATGATTGACCCCATAAATTCTATATAACTTAACTCTTCAATAGCAAATTCTTTATGCTCTGTTGAATCTCTTTCCCATATTTCTTTAAAAGGAGAAATCATAAGAGTCTCTGTATGAGGTATTACATGTTTCTTTTCTACTTTAAATAGTAAACTCATATCTTAGTTGTTTGTGTGTTTTATTATATAAGGGTAATTAGGACTTCTATCTTGTATTACCCCTATTTAGTGTTAAAATCTTTAAAAGTAGTTCTTGAACTACTAGCCTTATTAATCTCTTTATGATATTCATTCATATTTTAAATTTTTCAAATATACTACTATTTTTTTACTTTTCTTTTTAAGAAAGATTCAATCATGGTTTCAATCTCTTGACATCTATCATCACTTACTTTTCCTTCTTTGTTTTTTTTCTTAACATCTACTAAAGAAGATTTCATCTTTTTAACTGTAGTGTAGAAAGTTCCAAAGTTTTCTAACCTGTAGATGTATAAATTATCTTTCTTAAGTTCATTCTTATAATAAGAAAAAGGAAATGAAATAACCTTCTCGATTTGTTTTTTAGTTATCCCATTATCTAATAATTCTTTATCTGTAAAAGAATCAAGAAATTCTTGTGCAGTTTCATCTAGCTTTAATAGAGAAGTATTTATTTTAGATCTCTTTACCATGCTTGTCTACTAATTTCATTTTAGTTTTAGGTTCTTCCTTGTTTTTTTCTTCAGGTTTATCTTTAGGTGCAGGCTGAAAAGCATCAATTAACTTTCTTATTTCATGATCTGTGATTGTAAAAATCATAGCTTTCCAGTCAATCTCATTATAGTCCTTACCTTCTTCATCAGTACAAGGTAGTAAAAAAACTTCTTTAAGTTTTTTATCAGAAATCTTTTCTATCTTTTCAACTCCAATTTCTCTAATAATGTTACAGGCTATTATTCTGTTAACCATATCTCTTGGTTGTTTTTGTTTCCAATTCATTTTATTTTATATTTAATTGTTTTAGTAGTAATTTAAGTTCAGAGATGTTTTTAATAGTACCTTGAAACAAATAATTTGTAGTTGCTTCAAACGTTACAAGATCTTCTGCGTCAATTCTAATTACATTATTAGAATATGTATAGGACAAATTATACTGTTTGTATTCATCTACTTTTAGTATAAAATCATCTTTATAATTTCGCATTAACTTTCCTCCAGCAAATTTAAATCCTAAACTCTCTATATCCTCTTTGTCTAGGTATTTTACTCTAAATTTATCTACATTTAATTTTTGTGTGTGGATTAATTCTCCTAAAACTAGTAACTCACACTTACTATTTTTATTTCCAAAAATCATGGGATAGAAAGCACTATCGGCATTATCTGTTTCAGTATCTTCATTTTTCTTTATGCTACCATAACGTTGGGTAGTAATATATACTTCACATTCAAACCCTACACAAAACTCTTCTATTTCTGGTGTATAATATTTCATATTATTTTATATTTAATTGTCTTAATAATTTTTTAAATTCTGATTTGTTTTTAATAATTAAAAAACTAATCATTTTATTATCTCTTGAATATTCCATAAAAAAATCACTTTTAGAGGGGTCTATTGTAAAAAAACCAATTTCTTTGCTTTCAGATCTGTAAT